GTTCCAAAATCACAAGCACTTGAATTTGACTCAAGTAAACTTGACTTTAGAGAAAATGTATTTACAATCGATGAATTACCATCTTTTAGAGTTTATAGAGTGAAAATTGTTGCGACATCTACAAATCAGGCATATCCGCCAAGATTTAAGGAACTCAGAACTATCGCTTTAGCATAAAATGAAAAAAGAGTATGTAAAAGTTTCTGGACACTCTGATTTGGTCAGAGATCCAGAAACAAATTCAATCATAAACAAAAATAAGTCCGAATATAATGAATATATGATGAGAAAAAATATAAAGTCTGAAGAGAATCAAAAAGTACAAACAATTGAAGATGAAGTTGCTAGTATAAAAAGTGATGTGAATGAAATAAAATCTTTATTGAGGGAGTTAATTAATGGATCCAGATAAAGTTAATTTAGAAAATTTAACAAAAAGTTTTGAATATGTCAGAATGGCAAATGAAATAGATAATTGTAATGATATCGATGAAATTAAAAATATTGCAAAATGTTTTTGCAAACTTTACTATAAACAACAAGAAACTCTATCTGCCATAGGAATTCAAGATGCCAAGTAGAAACATAACATTTGATCCAGATGCTGGAGTACCAAAAGGAGCAAATTTAACCATTCATACTGGAGCAGATTTTTCTGCTAATTTTAATGTAGTTGATACTTCTAGTTCAGCATTTAATTTTGAGAGTTGGACGGGATCGTCTCAAATGACAAAAAGTGTCTCCATTGGATCATCTTCTTATCCAACAGCAACTTTTAATGTTGGGTTTACTAGTGCTGCAGGAGGAAAAATAAAAATTTCTCTTGGATCAACGGATACCAGAAGTTTATCTGAAGGAAGATACGTATATAATCTTTTAGTGAGTTCTGGATCCACTGTTTATAGTTTGGTAAATGGAAATATTTTGGTCATTCCTGGCATTTCTTCAGCACCCTAAATATTACTAGGAAACTTGTGAATAAATGGCACAACCAACAAGTAGAACAGAATTAATAAACTATTGTAAGAGACAACTAGGTGCTCCTGTGCTGGAGATTAATGTTGCCGATGAGCAAGTAGATGACTTGGTTGATGATGCCTTACAATTCTTTAATGAAAGACATTTTGATGGCGTAGCGCAGACGTTTTTAAAATATAAAATTACCCAAGACGATATTGATAGAGGAAGAGGTAGAGGAGGAAATAACCCTATTGGTATTGTAACAACAACGGCAACTGCTCCTGCTTCTTCTGGAATTGCTACTACAGCGGTTACATTTTCATATGAAGAAAATAGTAATTATTTACAAATACCACCATCAATTATCGGAATAACAAAAATATTTCATTTTGATGGATCAAACACTGTAACTAATAACATGTTCAGTGTCAAATATCAGTTATTCTTAAATGATATTTACTATTGGGGTTCAACAGAACTCTTAACATATGCGATGGTTAAAACATACTTAGAAGATATTGATTTTCTTCTTACAACACAAAAGCAAATAAGATTTAATCAAAGACAAGATAGATTATATTTGGATATTGATTGGTCTTCTGTCAGTGTGGGTGATTATTTTGTCATAGAATGCCATAGATTAATGGATCCAAATGATTATTCTAGAGTTTGGAATGATTCGTTCTTAAAAAAATATTTAACTTCATTAATCAAGCGTCAGTGGGGACAAAATTTAATTAAGTTCCAAGGAGTAAAACTTCCTGGTGGAATAGAATTAAACGGAAGACAAATTTATGATGATGCACAAAAAGAAATAGATGTGATAATGGAAAAAATGTCCAATACTTATGAACTTCCACCTCTAGACATGATAGGATAATGGCATTAAATCCCTTTTTTCTCCAAGGAACAAGAGAAGAGCAAAGTCTAATTCAAGACTTGGTTAATGAGCAACTAAGAATGTATGGGATAGAAGTTTATTATATCCCAAGAAAATATATTACAACTAAAACCATTATTAAAGAGGTTATCGAATCTGAATTCGACAATGCTTACCCAATAGAGGCTTATCTAAACAATTATGAAGGGTATTCTGATAACACTCAATTATTATCAAAATTTGGTATACAATCAACAAATGAAATAAGTTTGATAATCTCTCAAGAAAGATTTAAAGAATATATTACTCCACTTATAAAGAATTTAGATAATATAAGATTATCGACAAGGCCAAAAGAGGGAGATTTGGTTTATTTTCCTTTGGGTGATAGACTGTTTGAAATCAAATTTGTAGAACACGAAAAACCTTTCTATCAACTACAAAAAAATTACGTCTATGAATTGCAATGTGAGTTGTTTAGATATGAAGATGAGTTGATTGATACTGGTATTGATGAAATAGATGATACATTAATTGGAAATGAAACCGATGGATTAAGTCCTGATGGAATATCTACCATTTTAGGAATAACTCAAACACTAACACTTATTGGCACCGGTGCTACTGCAACGGCAACAGCAAGTATTGTAGATGGTGGCATTCAATTTATCACGGTAACAAATAGAGGTGGAGGATACAGTAGTATTCCAACAGTTGGAATATCTTCAGCACCAGCAGGAGGATTGACTGGTATAGCAACTGCAAGAATGATTGGTGGAATTAATGTTTGTAACCTCAACGTCAATCCACAACTTAGATCGGTTCAAAGTGTCGATGTTGTAAATTCTGGTTATGGATATACAACAACTCCATTGGTAAGATTTATTGGTGGAGGTGGAAGTGGAGCTGCTGCAACTGCATCTATTGGGGATGGTGTAGTTGGTATTGTCACACTTACCTCTAGTGGATCTGGATACACTACTTCACCAACAATTACATTTACAGGTATTTCAAGTGTTTCTGCTGCCGCTACAGCAGTTGTTAGTGCTGCGGGAACAATTACAGCAATCAATATTACAAATTCTGGTTTGGGATATACTGAAGCACCAACAATAACAATCTCGGATCCAAATCTTGGATCAACTGGAAACTTCACATTTAATGAACTTGTAACTGGTTCATCTAGTGGAACAACAGGAAGAGTAAGAACTTGGAACCCAACTACAAATATTCTTGAGGTATCAAATATTACAGGAACATTTGTAGTTGGAGAAAATATAGTTGGTTCAACTTCTGGTGCCTCTCATGCACTCCTAAATGTAGACACAAATCCAACAGATGATGGATTTGCTGATAATTTTGAAATTCAAACTGAAGCAAATGGCATTTTAGATTTCACAGAACATAACCCATTTGGAATACCATAAATAATCATTAACGCAGTTAAATAGTAATATAATAAAATTTTACATATGTTTGACTATTTTTACAACGAAATTTTAAGGAGAACCATTATTTCTTTTGGTACTCTGTTTAATAATATTTCAATACAACATACCGATACGTCAGATAATGTCAGTAGCGTTATAAAAGTTCCTCTTGCATATGGTCCTACTCAAAAGTTTCTTGCAAGATTAGAGCAGTCACCAGATCTTAATAAATCTACGGCAATCACTTTGCCTAGAATGTCATTTGAATTTACTGGTCTTACATATGATCCACAAAGAAAAGTAACGACAACACAACAATTTACTGTTAAAGATCCAACGGATGGATCAGAAACAAAAAAAGCATATATGCCAGTTCCATATAATATGCAATTTGAACTGAGTGTAATGACTAAACTTAATGATGATATGCTTCAAATTATTGAACAAATTTTACCATATTTCCAACCAGCATATAATTTATCAGTAGAACTGATAGAAAGTATTCAAGAAAAAAGAGATATTCCGATTGTTCTTGAGAACATCACGATGCAAGATGATTATGAAGGAGATTTTACTTCTAGGAGAGTTCTTCTTTATACGTTAAGATTTACAGCTAAAACATATCTGTTTGGTCCAGTTTCTTCTGCTACTACAGATATTATCAGAAGAGCAACGGTCAGTTATATTACTGGAACAGATATTACAAATACTACAAGAGAACTATCATACTCAGTTACTCCAAGAGCACTTAAAAATTACACTGGTGATGTAACAACGAATATCTCTTCGGATATTACAACTACAAATACAGTGATTGAAGTTGATGATGTTAGTGGACTTACTACTAAAACTTATATTGACCTTGAAGGTGAAGAGTTATACATCACTAAGATTTCTGGAAATAAAATTACTGTCAAGAGAGGTCAAGATGGAACAACTATTACCTCTCACCTTAAAGGTGCTCCAATCAAAACAATTACTACTGCAGATAATGCATTAGTAGAGGAAGGAGATGACTTTGGATTTAGTGGTAGTATTTCATGAAAATGACAAAAAAGTATGAAAAATTAAATGAAACCTTTGATGTTGATGGAGACATAGTTCCAGTTCAAGCAGAAAAAATTTCAAAAGAAGTAGAAGATAAAAAATCTTCTTCAGATGATATTAAAAAGGATTATGAATATACAAGAGGAAATTTGTATTCT